CTTTAAGGGGTTTGTAAGTTCCGGGAGTTTGTTCTGAACCATTCAGGAGATGCACTGTCCCGTTTTCATCCATCACAAACTGTGAATAGTTCACGCCGGAGATATGAAATCTAAGAAATGGTAGATTACCAACATTGGATAATCCATTAATAACTGTCCCACCATTAATAGTGGGAGTGGTCTTAGGCAGATAGTTGTCTGGATTGAATTCAAACTGAGTCCAAACCATCTTCCAATCGCCCCATTCTCCACCATGTTTATACCTGTAAAATATGCTACCATAATACTCGAAATAGAGCTGGTGAGCAGCATTAGTATCCCAATTTGTATGGATAATATGGGAACCTTGAGAATTACCACTATTAGGGGTATTCGTACAACCAGACAGAAGGCGATATATTCCGGAAGTGCCCACCGTATTTAAATCTCCACCGAACTCACTGTAATTTAACTTGGAGTCCGGATTGAAGTTGTTAGAGTTCCAAACTTTAACCCATGGGCCCCAAACAGTATAACTTTGTCTTAGTCGTATAAAAATAGACGGATTGACATCTCCCGAAGAGTACCCCAATGCCAACTGTGCCCAATTTGCTTCACGCCCGGTTCCTTCGACGACAATGACACTGCCGTAGGAAGTAGGCGCGTTCTGCGTAGTTGTGTCGTAGGTGTAAAAACCGTAAGTCGTGGCGCTATTCAAATCCGAAGCAGCACCCCGGTTTACGATATATTGTTCTGCCAGTTTTGCGGCGATCACGGCTCCGTCGGCGATTTTTGCGGTGGTCACTTTCCCTGCACCTATAGTCGGATTAGGGTAGGTCCCGGTCAGATCACCACCGGCATTGCCACCCGGAGGCAGGGACGTAGGCTTATCCGGCAAGCTCGCAAAGGTGGTTTTATGCGGGTTGCTTCCGTCTTTGATTAATGAGTGATTGTAAGCCGCCTGCGTCCAATCGCCACGCCCGGCTGTTTCGGCTGTCGTCCCCAGAGCCAAAGAAGGGCTGATCTCGACGTATTCCGTCCCTCCCCAGCGATAGGCCAGATTAGTATCTGTAGCGACATAGATTTTCCCAGACTCTCCAGTTGCTGGAAAATCCGACCGCGACGAGTACTCCACCACATCATCTACATAAGATGGCAGTTGTGAAGAAGGAACCCGACCGCTTTCGTCCAGTTCTGCCAGTCCTCCCGGCTGGCCTTTCTCAGCTAAGACTCGATCTCCTTCGGCTTTGGCGTAGTCTCCTTGTGTCTTGGCATATTCCGCCTGAGTATGCGCCTCTGTTGCAGCATCATTAGCAGACGCAGCCGCCTGATTCGCATTGGTGGCGGCCTCATTGGCTGATTGTGCGGCTTGATTGGCATTAGCAGTAGCCTGTTGGGCTTCATTTACAACTCCAATAGCTACGTCTGCGGCATTTTCTGCTTTTTCCGCCGCTGCCGTTGCTCGGGTTGTAGCTGTATTAGCGTTCACAGCTGCCTGATCCGCCTGATTAGCCGACGCAGTTGCGTTGTCCGCCGCTTTTTGAGCTGCTTCCGCTTTAGCATCTGCATTGGCAGCAGAAGTATTCGCATTCTCTGCCGCCTGATTCGCATTGGTGGCGGCCTCATTGGCGGAAGTAGCAGCGTCAGCAATAAACGTCAGTTCCGCAGCCTTACTTGTGTTTTCAGCTGTAGTTCCTAGTGTCTTGAGGCCATTTAAATCTTCTGTAACAGGAAGATCACTGATTTTAACCTTTTGAATTTCCATATCGTCTCAAGCTAATTGCATAACCATCTTCTGTTATAACTATCCGACCGTCTTCTGTCGCCAAAAGAACGGGGAATATTAAATCTTCCAACTCCATTGTCAATCGGTCAAATTCTTCCGCAGATATAAATCCGCAATCTGCAACCGGGTAGCGTTGCAAATCCCGCAGATTGTTTGTCTGCAATTCGACATCATCCGGGATCGTCAATTGTTGACCGGCCACAAGTGTTGGAGTCCAAGTGTCAATATTATTGGCCTCCAGAATCTTCTCTATATTCAGAGGTGAACCGGTCGCATTTACACTGACATCCAAAATCGTTTCGCCTTGTCGAATGGTGTAGGTTGTCATAGTTTGGTGTATAAGGCAAAAAAATCATATTCGATATAATTGGTAGTCCATCCGCCACGACCTATAATGGTAGTATCTTGTTGATAAACAGTCAAAATCATCGCATTGGTGCTAGTCCAAGAATAAAGAACTGAATTAGAGATGTTTTGTGAGTTTGTCCCTACAGGAAGTTTACGTGTAAATGTACGGGCGTTATTAATCGTTACATTAATACCCACATACCCGATAGCTCCCAAAACAGCATCAATACCCCCTGTCTCAAGAGTTATTACCTGACCACTGGGGTATATAAGATTGGAATCCACCTGAGCTTTGTATTTTTTTCCGTAAACCTGTTTTCCATCAAAGGTTAAACCTTCTACTACTACTTCCGTTTCAGAATCAAGGTCAGGGTAGGGGTAGAGCCCGATCAGAGCGGATAGTTGTGCGCTTGTCAAATCCACAGCCGGGCCGGCCTGGGTAGAAGCATTCCCTTTGACCGTCTGAGCAGGCATATTCGCCAGTTTAGCGTTCGACACAGCATTAGGCGCGATAGCTGGAGTTGTGATAGCTTCCGGCTGAATCTGCCCCGGAGCAATCCACCCGCTATATTTGGCAACATTCGCCTCTGTAAGTTGCGGGTAGCCCGTATCACTGGCGCTAATTTGCGTGGTGTATTCCGTATATACCGGTGCCGTGCTGCCGGATTTGGTGGGACGGACATCCGTTTGATTGTCGAGAGGGGCCAGATAACTCGACCGGGTAGCCCCTGCTGGAACCGAGCGAATAACTCCATCCATAACCACCAATCCCGCCCCGTAGGCATTCCCGCTGTACGTCAGGCCACTCAAAATAGCAAAGTGCACGTCAGCCAAGCCGGCAACAGCCGTCATAACGTTGTCTGTACACTGAGCAGCATCTGACTGCAAAAAAGGAGTTTTGTTCGTCTCCTGAACGTTGTATTTCTTTATCGAACTCATATAGCTTTGATTTTGTAGGTTATCCCATCAAGAATTAAAGTGTTCAAATCTGCCAGAAACTGAGAATACAAAGCGCTATCATCCATTAAGGACTGAGGCACCCATATTATTAGAATATTAATGCCGCTCACACTTTCCAGATTTGGGGTCAGATAGACCGGATCGGCTGTCGTCGATGTCAGCCACACATCATTCGAGGCATCGTCCGGAGCCAGCCATACAGTCTCGTTCGCCCCTAAATACTCAAAATCTATCCGCTCGGAATAATGATCGCGCAAATACTTCAAGGCTGAACCATACGTCCACGGGATGAGGGCGAGAAGTTTCTGTTTTAGTCGAAAAGCAAACAAATCAGCCAGTGGAGTGTGCAAAGGAGTGAGCGAGCAGTACACCAACCTATAAGCCACCGATAAGGTCAGCGATTTAGTCACCGACCAATATTGGCGGAGGTAGAGCATGGTGAGCTTTCGTATGTCAGTTTCCCGAAACATAAGTTATATTCTTCTCAAAGTCGGTTTCGTAATTGAAATACCCGGCAGGGACTATTACGCTTTCGGTAAAAGGCTGCCAACCCGTGTCGGTCTGAATCTGACCGCCTGCCAGATAAAAATCCACCACTCCCGGCACATTGCTCCGCACGTACTGCTCAAGGTGATTCGGGTAAAAAGCAGAATTGAAGCTCATCGAATCCCTGAACTGCTCCATAGCCGCAACTACACCGGATGCAACCGTCGCCTGATCGTACTGCGGCGAGTATACGCAGTTCATCGTGGCAAATTTGATCACATTGCCAGCAAGCGAATACTTATTAAGCAGGATGCCTGGAATTTCAAAATTCTTCATGTAGGTATCGAAAGCTTGCTTTTGTTCGTCAGTCAAAGGAATCAGCTGCCCGTTTTCATTCTGTGCGGCCACCTTTAACGACAGGGTAGAAACCGGATAATCCTCACCCCCGATTTCCACCGTAGAGGTCGATATATCGGCCGATGCCTGTTTGACGATCTGTTTTGTGGTATCGATAGTGGGATAGTAGGGTTGGTAATTCTCGTCGAACTCCAAATTATCCCCATACTGAAAAGCCTTAGCCGCATCTTCGTAATATTTGGCTTTCCCGTACCTATTCTGCCTTACATAAGACTGTATCGTCGTCCAGGTATTGCCGATCTCCGTGCGGACGGTATCGATCACATCTGAAAAAGCCTTGATGATCCGCTGATACACCGACCCGGCAGAGGTATTCGTAAGCTGGGGGATGGCCGCTTGTACGTTCGCCAGTATGTCATTGAAACTTGCCATATCAATATTCTGTTATTAGAACTACATCATTCCCTTGCACCCGGTATTCCGCACTCTTGGCACCGTCCGTATAGGCCATGTTTTGCCAGCGGATCAGCGTGGGCAAAAGTTCAGACCCGATAGCATCCACTAAGGATAATCCGATGGGAGGATAGAGAGGGGTACACATGGCCGTTCCCGCAAGGATAAACCCGTTTTGCAGCCCGGTATCGCGGTCTGCGGCAACATCCAAATCGCCACTCTCAATGTATATATCCCTTTCCCTCGGGTTGAATCTCAAATCCTGCATCAGTGCGTTATTTTAGTGTCCTCGTAATCCGCTGCGACAAATTCTGCCGCTTTCCCGGTCGGTGCCGGGGCTACCACCGATCCGGTACCCGGCTGGACTCCGGTAACATTGTGGGTGTGATTGTTAAAAGCGTCCACCAGAGCATTCAATTTATCAGTTAAAATGTTTATTTTAATAATGCCACCCAAATCACCATTATTCAGAGTTATTTGATCCGACAGAATATCTATGTTCGTTTGTCCTGTAATTTTAATGCTCTCGGCATCCTGAAAATCCAGCACTGCCGGGCTTCGGGTGTTTCCTCCGTAGAAACATACCGAGCAATCGGTGCCGGGCTTGGGGTAGATCATGTAATTACTTTCTACCGACAATACCCGCAATGGTACTCCTTCCCACTCCAAAGAACCTCCTTCCGCATCCTCGACCGACACCGTGCAGGTGTTATCATCCTTGTTTACGGCGGTGATCGTGCCCTGGATAATGCTGCCCTGCATAGAAAACTGCCGTAAAAGCGTGGATAATTGGGCTACCGCGTAATCCGTATAATTATCCATTGCTGAGGGTGGTTTGCGGCACGGGCATATCACTTGCGATCTGTGCCAATGTTAATGTTTGCCTGCATCCTTGAGTGTCGATAGTCACCCCTACGCGCTTCACCTTATAGGTGCCATTCAGTGATGAAAAACTTTTATCCTTGTAATCCACCAGACTGAACAGCTTAACTTCCGGATAGAGCAGGGTGGTAAGCGTTCCTTCATACATGCCGGTCCGCAGGTTATCCAGTACATGAGTATTGACGAAAGATTCGGCGTTCTCTTTCGTTACAGAGGTGCAGTCAACCACCCTTATCTGCCCCTCCTGGTCCCCAACGGTAAAGCTCTTTTTCTTCCCGTTTTTATCTGTGTACTCGACTTTCAGTTTAAATTGCTTCCATACTCCGTCGGGCTGTTGGATATTGCAACCGATCACGTTTCTGTCGCTGGCCAGCTTGACATTATTTCCTTTGGTAGCGCTGATACCCGTTGCAACCAGCTTTTTGTCCCGAAAAGTAACCACGAGCCACATTTCACTCTTGATCTGCTGCAACACGTACAAAGGTGAAGAGTCTTTGATGGAGAATTTGATAAACTCCACATCGGCCACATCATCGGAAACCTCAACCCCTTGTGACGAGCACACGTATTGCAAGATTTCTTTCAACTTGACGGGTTTATTCCACACCTTATTCAGAATGCCACGGCGCAGTAAATAAACCTGATCCTCGCAAACTATCGTACTCGGGGTTCCCTCCCTGATCTGATACACGTAGCCCTCAAACAAAGTTCTTTCCGGGTAGTCGTCGTACCATGCTTTTACCCGTACTTTATCCCCAGCCTTAAAAGCAGTCCGCACTGGCGCTATAAACGGTGTCCCACCGTCTTTCTCGATCCGGGCATTAAGTGGGCAGGTGATCTCGCACCGCGCGCCGATCCCGTCGATAGAATCATTCACAGAAACCCGAACCACCGAGGATAGTTTTTTCTCGTAGTTTTCGCCGAATGAAACTTGAACATGCGCGATCAGGTACAGCATTATTGCGAGATTATAAGCGTTTCTTCTTTGTTGTTTTTCTTGCCGGTGGCATCGTACGCCTTAATCGAATACTCGAACCCTACCGAACCAATCAGCGGACTGGTGGTCATGCTCTCCATCAAGATGTATTCGATCCCGAGTTTATTGAGGTAAGGGTTTTTGACCTCTATAATCTCGTTGACTTGAAAGACTTGACGATTTATCAGGTCGAGAGCTTCCAGCATGTCATCTATGCGGTATTTATCATTCCAGTCTTTTGTGCCGGTCGCTATCTGTACGGCACCGCGCCCCAAATCATCGAAACCTCTTTGCCGCCACTTATCCACAAGGATAGTCCCCCTAAAAGTAATTTTCGAGGCCTTTATACTCATGCGTTCAAACGCCTCTTCTCCGTCAATAATCTGCGAACGGGCGATGACCTTGCCGTGTGAAGTATTCAGCTCAAAAAACGGCTGTATCTGTACGGAGAACTTAGTATTATTGAACTCAACATACGTCACATTATCGGGAGAGGCTGCATCATAATCCCCGATATATGTAAACAAGTTGCGTATAAACTCCTTTGCTTTACTCATTACTGTACAGCGATTTGAGTGAGAATATTGACAAACTCTTTAGCGGCTGTTTGTCCTAATTGTTCCGGGGTGTACTTTTCTCCCTCTACATGTTTATCGTCGATCTGAACCACGGGAGAATTGAATGTGATCTGGAAGTTTTTGATACCGCCGTTGCCGGAGACACCACGAGGGGAAAGGTCGGTGTTAATATCACTAATACCTCCCATAGCGCTATTTACCCCACTGGTAGAATCCCTGAATGCAGAAAAAGCCTCTTTCTGTTTTATCACCCTCTCTATTTCATCGATTTTTGAGGATGTGTCTGACGACGTTTTATTTGTCGCATTGCGATGTATATTCGCAAATTCCTCATCGGTGACATTTTGTAAATCTTTTGCAACGGGTTTATCCCTCAATGCTATCAACCTTTCGCGTTCGGCTTTCAGTTCTTCCAAGCTCATAGCCTGATAACCTTGCCCAGACGCATTGCCATGCCCATAATTAATAAGCCCAAAAAACGCTAAAATGGCAGCCAACGGCCCCCCTATACCTTTAAGAATGCCTCCAATCGTACCAAATTGAGTTAATACGCCTGTTAATTTGATAGATGATATTGCAACCAAAGTCTTTCTAATAGTATTTAAGCTACTTATAAAATTTGCTAAAACCTTTACAGAAAAATAGGTAGCAATTAATTCTCCGGCTAACTTGATTTTCGGCCATAACTCATCGAAGTTTTCGATCTGCTTCTCCACCCAATCGCTGAACTGCTGCAAGTAGGGTCTGGCCTTCTCAAAGAATTTCACCCAAATCTCTTCGAGCTTATTGGCGATGATCTGCCACTGCCCCCGGAAGGTGTGCGCCCGTGCCTCCATTGCACCAAAGTAAATACCGCCCTCTTTGGTCATGTTCTCGAAAGCTTTAGCGACCACATCGAAAGTGATCTTTCCGCTGGTAGATATTTCCTCCATCTTTTCAACCGGCACGTTCAACACCTTTGCAAGCTCCTGCCAAATAGGAATATTCTGCATAGCGAACTGACGCAAGTCGATACCGTAGGTTCGCCCCATAGATTTAATCTGAGCAAAGTTGTATGCGATATTGCCGAAATCTCCGCCTGATCCAGATACCACATCGCCCAACATCTTAAAATATTTCATTGTTTGATCCCCGAACACAGGAGCAAGCATAGCCGCTTGTTGGCGCATGTCCTGAATCGGAATAGGGGTCCGTCTGGCGAACGCTTTTAGCTCACTGTTCATGGCAATGGCTTTGCCTCTGTCTTTTAAGGCAAATTCCAACTGGGCTAATATGTCCTCTTCATTGCCTCCCGCATTAATGATTCTGCGGCCAATATCGACAGCACCAATAGACAAGCCAAGTCCGGCCAGCTTGGAGCCTAAGCCATGAAAGCCGAAATTTAGCTTATCGAGCTTTTGCCGTGCGTCCCCAATAGCCGTTGATACTCGTTTAAAACCTGATTCCGCTTTTTGAGTGGCTTGCTGAGCTGAAGTACCGGTACGACGGAATGTGTCTCCCAGCTTGGACGACATGCTATTTAATTTCTGCATGATTGCATCCAGTTTTTGGGAAATGGTAAACAGTTGCCCCATTACTGTAGGAGCATTTCCGCCTACGTTGATCTTTACTCCGTAATCGATCATCTTGAAAGAGAATTAAGAGAGGCAGCTACAACAACTGCCTCTCGTGCAGTTTATTTGCGTAAATATGGGCTAAGGTGGCTCCGATCTCGTCAATGCTCAGTTCCTCGAACTCACTGCGGCTCATCCCGAAAATTCGGGCGAATAACAGGTATGTTTCCCACAGGGGGTTCTCCTTGCTGAACAACTGGAGCAGTTCGGCGCTTTTCGTTTGCGCAACCTGAAAAACCGATGACAGTCTTACAAGTTGGCTGTTAAAAAAGGGCCGATCACCCTCCCGAAAAGCTCCATGTTCAACTGGAACGTTGCCACCACGTCGTTTTTCAGCAGGACAAAATCTGTCTCGTTGAAATCCGGTCCTTTGACCACAAGCCCGTCAATAAACTCCGTTCCCATCTTTTCGATGGAAGCCGGGGAGAATACCGCTTCGCCTTTCGTATCCGTGGACATCATACCCATCGCCGCATAAAACAGCTTTGCGTCGCTTCTCCGGCACCGGTCGATCTCCCGGAACTCCAGTTTCATCTCCTTGTCTACCAACTTGCCGTCGGCATCTTTACTCTTGAATTTTTGCGTGATTTCCATGATTACACAGATTTATAGTCGATACACGTCCCGGACAACTCCCGGAGTGTTTCGAGTGAATTTCGTTCGATGTTCTTGTTGTCTCCGGAGAACGCACAGCCGATATACTTCTCAACAGAACCATTCTCCAGGCTGGTCACCGTGATATTCGTATTGGCCGGGAAATCCCGGAAATCGTGAATACCCGATCCCATAGCCAGTTTAGCGGCCTGCACAATCTTGATGGCCTCTCCGTCCTGCAAAGAGATATTGAACGCGTTGTTCTTAATCCCCCGCTTGACGGCGATAGGCTTCTCCGTGCTGATAGCTCCGATAGGAGTAGCATCCTGAGACAGATTCCTACCTACAGCGGAAGCGGTCAGAAACATGTACACCGGAACCGAGCCGATAGTGATAAACACCTGGTATTTATCACCGCCTGAAACTAAATAATCCAGATTCATATTACAGCGAGTTTACAAATTCGATGTCCGCTTCGATCAGGGCAATGCCCGGACGCTGCTGGATGGATAAGTGAGCCTTGACGGTCCTGGTTGACGTGAACGGAGAAAGGCTCGAAAGCTCCAAATTCACCCCGGCAATCTCCCCGTCCGTAACCATCGGATCGGTATAGGTCGTGTAGAAATTCTCCGTCACCGAGGAAAGGTACCCTTCGTTAATATCTCCATCCGTATCGATGGGCGGCGTTTGGCCGATAATATCCGTAAGGTAGGCATGCAGATAATCCGCAATCTTATTCAGGACCCGGTTGGCCGGAATCGTCGACAGAGCCATAGTGCTATCCTCGGCGGTTGCACCGTCATTGAAGTAGTAACCCGACTTCGTGTCACGCGTCCGAATGAAAAGATGCTGTTTTTGTCCCAGCGTGTCGAACACGGCAGGCAAAACCGAGCTTACCGGAGTTCCGTCTGTAAACCATGCGTTCTGAATCGGGAGCGGTCCGGCAGATACATTCGAGAGTTCGTAATTGACCGCCTGCCGGGAAAGAATACCCAGCACCAGCCCGACAGAGGCGCAGCTGTCAAGGGTGGCCGTAGTATCACAAACAGCTACACGCGGACAATCCTGTGTATTGAAGTCGGGAGCGTCGGTAACCGATTTGAGGTTATTGCCGTCCAGTACTGCAAACGCCCTGAAACCGGCATCCCAAAGATTGCCCAAAGTCGTATTCAGGGCCGTTGCAGTGGGAATTACATCCGCATAGTAGCTTCCGCTCAAAGGAGCCTGATCCTGCGGAGCGAAGACCACACCGATCATCTTGGCCCGATCAGCAGGCGAGGGATTCCCCTCAGCACTCAGACCAGTGGAGCGGAGTAGGGATTCGAAAGTATCGGAGGCGACAAATTCGCTCATCGTCGAGCTTTTGTCCACCCCAATCAGATACAGCGTAGCACCGTTTCCGGCCGAGGCGTAGAACTCTTCAACCTGTCTTACCAATGACACCTTATTCGTTGCGTCATACGTGTCGGTTATGCCGAGAGGTGTCAAATCGCTCGGCTGCGAGAGCTTATACAGAGTATTCAGCTTAAACGTACTCGCTACCGCCACTGCCTGCACACAGAGGAGTGCCACCCCGTCCGAAGACGAGGCGACACCAGTCCGGGTGTTGGTGAATTTGATATTTACACCTGTTTTCATGCTTTTTCTTTTTTTCCGGTTTTCTTGTCCGGCTTGGACTCTTTCTCCGTAGTGGATTCATCCACGGCATTGAGAAGGTCGGCCACATTCTGGGCCTCTTCTTCCTTGCTCTTCTGAGGATAAATCGGGTATTTCATAAAGAGATTTTCCACCTCTTCAATGGTCTTCGGCATATTCTCATTGGTGACCAGAATAAGCGGAGACTTCGGATAGAACAGATGGTGTTTAGCCACCTGTTCATCCGTAATCACCATTTGCAGGTAGGTGTCCAGATGAACACCTTTATAACCTGCATCGGTGAATTTCTTTACAACGCCTTTCAGCCTCGCAAAAAAGCGTTCATCCACATTATGATTGATTTCTACCATGATTGTGTATTTTTATGGTTATTCACCCGTCGAGGGTGCGGTGTACTTGGTCGGCACGATCAGAGCCGTTCCCAGATTGTTGGCGTACGCCGGAGCGATACCCGTCTTGATTTCTGCCGAGTAAACTTCGCCGTACAGGGTGGGCTCGATCTTGGTAAACACCTCCATCGAAGCCAGGCCGCGCAGAACATACTCCGGAATCAGCCCGAGGCCGTACTGTACCATCGTGGCCGTCGGAGTGCCCGTAACCGGGTTTACGACCGCGCCCGTGGTCGGATCGTACACACCCAGGTATTGCCGGGTGAACACACGCGAATACGACACGCGCAGGTCTTCGTTCTTGTATCCCTCCACGAAGCGGGTGAGGACGGTCTGCACTTTCGGGTCCTGCGTGAGCGAGTACTGCAACGACGGATCGACGTTGATAACCGGATTGAGGGATTCGATACGAACATTCTGCGTCTGGAAGAATGCCTCCAGAGCCTGAATGTCCTTCATCGTAAGACCGTTGTAGTCGCCGGTGTTCGACGGAACTTTCACCCAGTTTTCCCCAAGCTTGAGCGCCTCGCCCGAAGTGCCTTGCACCTTCGGAGTATAGCCCGATTTGGTCGTTGCGATCTTCTGGGCCAGCGTGAACAAATCCCAATCATACATAGCTGTAAACAGGTTGTTCAGCGCCACATCCCACTGCAATCCCATCTGGTCGTAAGCAACGATGTCTCGGTTGTAACGTTTCCAGAGCATCGGTTCCAGCAGATGTTCGTAAATCTGCATCGATACCGGCGTGTCGGCTTTGGCCACAATCGTTGCAGGCGTAACCGTCGTATCGGTCTGGGCCGGTTGGGTGGTAATCTTGTTGTCGAAACCGATATTCGCCCATACGATTCCCACGTTATCGCCGACCATCTGGGCCGGAAGAACGGGCATCCGGTTTACCCACAGATTGGTCGGGAACAGTTTGAGGTACGCCATTGCCGCAAATGCGATACGGTCCAGCGCCGGAGATTCCACAAAGTCGGTCGATGCGTTCGGTTTGGCATTGCCGCCCATGGAGAGCTTCTGAATCTCACGCAGTGACGATGAAAGTGATTCCCGGTTGCTCATGTACTCAGCAACACTGACGCGCACCGGGCGTGCACCGTTGTCGATGTTGAAGTGCAGTTTGTCGAAAAACACTTTTCCTGACGGGGTGTTCTTGATCGCATCGAACACATGCAGTTTTTCGTTTTCGTTGCCCTGCGAAAGCATCTCGGAAATCCCATCCATACCCTTTTCTTTCATAAGGGCCGAGAGGGATGCCCGTTGTGTGCTGACACGTACTTTCGGCATGTCCATTTGGGGCATCGCGGGATTCAGGCCCAGTGTTGCCGGGGCCGGTTCAGACACCTGTTTGGGTTCCGGTGCTGCCAAAGCGGCAGGTTCGGGTTGGGTTTTGGGCTCTTCCGCAGGAGCGGAAGCAGCGGGGGCAGACAGGGTAGCGCCTTCTGCCGGTGCGCCAGTCTCGGGCGCAAGGTTTTTGTTCTCTTCCATTTCGTTTGATTTATTTACTCCGCTTCCTGCGGAAAGGTTTTCTTCTTCCTCTTCCCAGCAATTCAGGGTCACATACTCATAACCCGCTGAAAGTTTGGCTTCCATCACATCGGGACTGATGCCGGATAACTTCTCCGGTGCTTCGTCCGTACTTAGGGCAACCCCGGCCTCCATTGCAACAGCTCCTGGATCGGCCGGAACAGAAGTCATAGAGTTTTCCCAGAGATCAAAGGCCAATGCTTCGTTCCGGTCGGCATTCAACTTGACAAAACCACCCATGCTGATAGCATTGATACCTCGCTCTTCATAAAGGGTCTTATACCGCTGCCCGAGCTCCGTAGATGCGAAAACGGGCAGGGCGGTCAGTTTGCCGTTTTCTATCCGGATGTCCTCCATGTGGCCTATATTGTTGTCGTATTCATGTTCGGCCAACAATACCGGGTTTGCGAGATAATCCGATATATTGATTACCTCGACGGGGATTCTGTAGCCTTTTCGATTCATCCTCCCGGATGAAAGAACTATGCGTCTTGTTTCCATTATACCGTTACTTCAAATTCATACTTAATATCTTCTATGGGCACCTCCGGCTCCTCCATCGGAACAGTAAGAATCGCACGCACGATCAATTCGTAGGTAACCACATTCTTCGACCACTTGTCATAAGGCGTATGCCTCAGATTATACCCCCGCGACCTGGTTATTAAATTGTTCTTCTGGAGTAGCTTTTGCATCTGCGGTGTAGTAAACACCTGCCGATTGAAAAGCGTCTGGATACGGTCGGGTATATCGTAAGCCCCCTTATACTTATCCACTATCCAATCCGAAGAGTGCACCAGGTCTATATTGGTATCGAGAATTGAGATAGAAATACCGATCTCATACTCCCGTCTCTCATAGCCCCCGACAAACACCGAGCTTTCATCCTCCAGAATCCCCACGATTGCCGCCGGAAGAACGTTTTGCGGCGGGTTGTTCGTGGTAAAATTCCGAGCTATCTGCACTTGCTTCAAACCCAATTCCGGAAGCGCCATCAGTTCCTTGCAAACCGCATATAGTAATTGCCCGGTCATTTTTTCAGCATATTTTCTACCTGATCCATCGCTTTCCTAAGCACGGCCTTTCTCACATAAATGAATTGCCGTTGGGGCATACCCTTCAATCCTTCATTGTGTCTAGGGGCATACGGAATAAGCCTCGTATCCAAGCCCGAACGAACGGTCTTACCCTGTACTTCAAAATGCACTTCGTTCATCATGGCCGCGCTTTTAACCAATGTTCGTCGCCCTTCCTTTTGTGCGGCTTCACTAGGCTTCCATTTGCGTAATCCCTGATCTGTTTGGACTCCCTGACGCATAAAGTTGGCTTTGATGTCCTGAGCTACCATATTTCCGATGATGGCCGGAGCTACCTTCATAGCTTCGTCGCATTTCTGCTGAAGCCTGCCCAGATCCACTGTCAAATCCTTCAAACTTTTCATCACCGCACCATCAAAAGCCCACGCCGCAGCATATCGGCCTGTAATGAGTTTCGAACCACATAAGCGTCCGTAATTACATTATCCTCAAATTCCACTGCGTAAACCACATTCGAGGCAATACGAAGCATTACACCCTTCGTTTTAGTCTGGTTGTTCTCATCCACCCACTGCATCCACATCTCATCAGGATTGGAAATGGTTTCACCCAAAAGGTTGACACCTTTACCTCCAGCCACCTCCAAACGAGACCGCAACGAGAGAGTGAGTACAAATCCCATCCGTAGAATAGAGTTATGCACCAGGATATTCCCGTTTTGAACCGGTGCACGCTTGAGCATCTTAGCGATGTCCGATACTGTTCCTTGGTAAACATCGACTTTGGGGGCCGTTTCCATCATCTTGTTCACGGAATCAAGCCGGTATTTATCGAATGAAAGCCGATTGATGCTGGGAAGCACATCGAAATAGCTGCTATCCTTATTCGGCATGATGCCGTTGATGCCGGCATTGTAAGTAAATCCCTTTTCGACATCCTGCGATAGCAGGTCCTGTATATCCTCATTCGGGGCGACTTGCCAACCGTTTTTCTGTCGGTCATACTCGGATACCCCCTCGTAAAAGCACCGGCAATTCCATCCGTTAGGCGGAAACAGTCTTTGAGCATTCGGATCATCGATACGGAACACCCGTCCGTTGAGCCTTGCATGTTCATCCCGCACCTTGTTGTCTTCCTGGGTTCGATAGCGCCAATAGGGGAGTGAGTCGCGCTGCGCCCACAGACTTCCCCACTGATTGGCCATAATGGCCGTCATCGAGGCTGTTCTATACTCGGTCTTTAGCCAGTCTTCGCGGAATGTAGACACGACCTTATTGACCGCTTTTTTGAACTGCGAGAAAGATACCTTTTGCCCTTTGTCGTTAAAGAGACTTCGAGCAATGGCATCGTTAACCGCAGCCTGCTCGGCTACGTTCTTGGCAGCTGAAAACTGGAAGATGTTAGCCATGTAACGAGGCACCAAGTCATCAGGGATAGAACCATTCCCTTTGGCGGATAGTTTCACCAAAGGATTATTCCCGAACAACGGAGCCTTCAATGTGTCTGCGTAGTATTTGTACTGCTCCAGATCGATAAAAACAGGTTGGGGCTGTTCCGTTTCATACAACTTTCTCACAAATGCGTCGGAAACATGCGCATGGCTCCCCGCAGGAAGATCGACATCTTCTTTAGCTACCTCTTCTTTGATCTTGGGTGCACGCAAATAGATAATCCCCTCTGGCTCCTGTGGTGTTTGACGACTGCGAGCCGTTAGGAAATCGAGCGCTTTGCGGACAAAGTTTTTTTCCTCTTTGGTTTCAATCTCGGACTCTTCTTTGATAGCGACCGGCGGCAAAGAGATGCCCGATTTATCCTCGTAAAAGTTTTCAGGTAACCCGATCTGAGTAAAGAATTCCTGCGTAAGTTGTTTGCCGTTCTGATTAACAATGTCCGACATCTTTTGCGCCTCATCCATGCTCATCGTGGAAGCACTGTCATCAGAAAACCATCGATTATCCGGAATGTTGAGCTTTGGTTTAAGGACATTGTTCAGCACCTCTACCATCCATTTCACATCCCGCTCGGCATAGGTCTTGGCAACCCGCTCGTGAACCTCCCCCAAAGACCGGCTATTGCCTTCTTTGATGGTCAACTGAGACCCGAGTACAAGATTAATCATCCTGATCTCAGCCTGATCGATATAGTCGTAGTATGTTTTATAGGCATCCGAGGTGCTATGATGCTCGGTTTGTTTGACCTCTATGGAATAAACCTGTTTCCCATCATCCACCGAAAAAGGAGTAGTAATAGCCACGGTAGGGTCTATATTGGCCGCAATTTCCCGTGCAGTCTCCTGGTTGGGATTTACCTTTTTCTGCTGAATTGTGCCGTCCGGAGCAATGTAGTCTTGTAGTTCTACGCCTGCACCGTTATATCCGACTTGCGTTAAGGGGAATGCCAATCTCGTTCCCGATGCTAACCAGTTTCTCAAGGTGATCGCAATGCCTACATACTCCTTCAAAAGAGGTTGAAACAACCCGAGCATAGTCTGGTGTTGCGATGAATACTCCACATAGAACAGGTTAGAATAATCATCGAACCTCTCATGCCCGTTCAAGTCGAAAGGCGTATGTTTGAGGGCTCTATTGAATGGATCGATAACCGAGATAGGGTAGCGCTCAATTTTATTGTTTTGTGGCTGAAAAACACCGCCCGAATACCCTTGAAAGATTGCCATAGAAGCCGCCTCGATCCACTTGCGGAACCACCCTTTGTCAATTTGTTCGGTCAGCGCTTCGTCCACATTCCCATTTTCATCCATCAAAACATAACGGGCTGAGAGAATCGGGTTTAATCTGCGCTCTATAAGTGTTTGTACAAACGGGGACGAGGCCAGCATCCACGTTACCATAGTATCCCATCCCTGAGCCATGCCGTTATTAATAAGCTGGTCGGAATACATACGCCAATCAGCCTCGGTATAGTCTATATACCGGGTCATGGGATAGGTCTTGACTACAAACGAGCCTAACCCGACCGGTTTAATCGGGTTAACGGAGTTCTGTTTATTTGTAGCCCTTGCCATCAGTACAGGTATTTATTTTTAGTGGAAATAACCTCCGGAGCCATTCGTATATCTTCCCCGACAGAGGGGACATCCAAAAGCGATTGTTTGCGTGACTGCAACTCATCAATCGTGCGCAGGAAATCCTGATATGCGTCGGTAAGGCTCTTTTTAATCGCCTCGTCTCCGCTGGCTATCTCCCAGCAAGCACAGAATATAACCAGCTTTAAAACCACTCCGTTGCGATCCCAGCCGGTTTTCTGGTATTCAGTCGATAAATCATAAAGTGCGGCGAGATAATTTTGTACACGGCTCTTGGCGATATGTACGGCACGCTGGAGGCTATCGGCATTCTTATCGTAAACAGCTTCCAGATAATACTCCGGTAAATACTGAATCAGGTCGATACCCATCAGGTACCCGAAATCCATTGTTTTTATGTCGATAGGATCAGCCATTACCTCCACGTCCTTTTTGCTATATACACATCACTCATGTGGGTGACATTCGTTTTTTGGCTCAATTTCATCACAGCTCCATGTACGCTATCCGGAATATCGTCGTGCATGTCTTTGGGCATGTTTTTGGCGAAATTCAGGAATTGCACCTCAACCTGTGAGGAAATCATCTTTTCCTTGATATGGTTGCTGAATATCAGTTTGTAATTTTCATTGAGCGGAACTAGCAGAGATTCTATTCGCATGAACTTGTCGCCTTTGTTCGTGTTATCCAACCGATAGGGGATAGCGCAACCGTTTTGGGCGCAATACTCGCCATGTGCTTTGGTGAAGTCATCCGCTATACCCTGGTTTTCGATCCACGTTTCTACGATTGCTCGATGGCCTTTTACCTGCTCCAGATTGGATTCTGCGTAACTTTGAGCCTCGTGTATGAGCTCCATCATCACGTAGGTAGTGCATTGTGCTGCGTTAATGTCGAGCACATAGAATGAACCCTGACAGATTCCCACCGTGGCGACCGACTTGTAGTCATTCTTGGGGCCTGACTTATAGGAAGGATCGACGTAGATCACGATCTTTTCGAACACAGACCAATCGAGTACATCCAGCCAATTGAGGTGCTTGAATATTTCGCCATCGAAGTTGGCCCCGTATTCGCCCTCCAAAAACCGCTGTCGGTCACGCGGTGAAAGGTTTTTGAGCGTGGCAATATAATCGTCGCTCAAATGCTGCATGTTATCCGTCGGTCGGAAATGCGCCGTTGCATAACGCTCAGGATCATTCAAAGGCTCCCGGGATGATGGATTGAGTTTTTTGTTGAACATCACATAGTCCCATGCCTCAAAGACGGTAGGGTTGAGCGTAGTGACAAACTTCGGCATTCCCTTTACTCCATCGGAATCATACACAACCTGCGTCAACCGGGTAAACAGCTTTTCGATAACCTTGTAATCGTTCTCGTTGCCCTCTTCCACAAGGATCGAAAAGTATTCAGAAGACAAAATCTTCGTCATGCTATCCTCGTCTCCCATTGTGGCGGCGGCACCATAAAAGAATATCTTAGACCCATTAAAAAAGGTTAGGATGTTCTCGGACTTGTTGAAGGTCACAAATGGAAACCCGCCCACACTGGCATCGTAAGGATGGACACCTCCATTGATTTTGGCAAACTCCCTCCATAGCGCCGGCATCGTCTGATTCAGCATACCAATTTTCAAAGAACTCAGTGTTTTGCGGAACACCAATCCGTAACTACCCGGGTAAATAATCGCTCGCTTTACAATCCATAAAAAAGCATAAAACGTTTTACCGCTTCTCGATCCACCATACAGGCAAATGAACTTGACGATTACCCCTACAAACAAAGCAGCCTGAACCGCTTTTTGCTTGTCCGTAAGAGGGACATTCAGACTATAAGCCTTTGTCCTCATTGCCGAACATCACCGTAGTTATGGTGCTATCTTGTTTTACTTCTTGTTTGTCTCTTTGCTCAAGACGTTGCTTGCCCAGCCAAATAATCATAGTGCAATCGCCTTTCATAGCTATATCGAACTGCTTTTTGCGAAGCATATCATCACCTTCTGACCTTTTTTGCTGGGAATAGGCCGAGAAAGTCATTTTATGATCTCTGATACAGGCTCTATACAAAGTATCTTCGCAGATGCCCAAAACCCCTGCTATCCCTGTTCCGGTACATCCTGCCCTCAGATAGTCATCGACTACCGGCCAATCTATTATGGCCGCCGGTCTACCTGTTTTGGGAAGGGCTTTATCTTTGGATGACTTCATTACTTCAAGAATTCGTTAAACTGCCACATAACAAAATCTACATACTTAGAGCACTGCACCATTAAATCGTTGGTGACATAATCACCGGTCGCATTGGTGTTAGCCCAAATAGCATTTTGCTGTTGGCGGATGCTGGAAAGTTGTGTGATGATTTCCTGGACGAGCTGTCGGTCTGACATCTCAGGATAAGTTCGGTCACCGCCGGTCATCTGAATAACCGAATCGGAATTGAGTTGACGGTAACGCTCGGCGATAGTGTCGGCTTGATCTAGGGCTCCTTCATATAGCTTCTTAAACTGCTTATGTAGCGTAAAAAAATGCCCTCCTTGCACATTGATGTGTGCAAAGTGGGCAAAATCCCTTAATGCGATCCAACTACGAACAAGCTCTACCATAGCTATGTACCATTACATAGCAAAAGTATAGTTTCATGTAAGTCAATACAAGCTATTTTCTTTCAAAATCTTTCAAATTTCGATGTCGCTCCAAATACCTGTTTGAAATGAGATGCTCTTGAGTGTGCTGCAAAGCGTCCACCCATTGCTGCCATTGCTCAGGATGGGAGGTAAGCCACGCTTGCACTTCGGATTGCTCCACATACACACCATAGTCATCCGCCCTAAAACTGATCGCATGCTGGCGAATAAGCTGATGTAATCTGAGTTCGGCTATACCAAATTCTCGTGCTGCTGCTTTAATATCCATAACAATACTTTTAGAACAATAATATTACCTTTTATCGGTCTTTCCCCTATGCAACTTTCTGCCTTTAGAACAATTTATCTCAATTCGCACGTTTTAAAATCCACCGTCAACCGGTAAAATCCCAGCACATCCGAGCCGATTAGTCCTCTTACGTTCTTCCCGGTAGCTCGTCGTAGACTGGTCATGTCCTGTACCGCGAAGCTGGCCGAATACGGGATGCTGTCGAGCGTGAACGGGATTCTTCCGGTGGTCTTTAAAGGGATCGAGGTTCCGTCTACGCCGATTACCTCTAAGCCGGTAGCCATGTAGTAGATTTTCACTTCGTCACAGAGCTTTTTATCCAGCATAGAGGTAGATGCTCCGGTGTCTATTAAGAATAGCTCCCTTTGGCCGTTTATGGTGGCATAGACGAAGGGGACACGGTCGAAGATGATCTTGCCTGGCTTGGTCTTGTTGAGCTCACAGGCGGCAAGAATCACGGCTGCGAGTAAGGATAGGTAAAGTAACTTTTTCATGTGCCGGAACATTAAAAATTCACGTCTGTATAGTAGTACCAGTATTTTCGTATAGCTTCAAAAGAACACTTGAAATGCTCTGCGGCTTGCCACATGGTGTCGACTACTCCATTCGGGCGGCAAATTCCTTTCTTTGGCCTGCCGTGTATTAACACGGGATTCTGTTGCTTGATCCACTCCCTGACCGCAAGCGCTCGCATTCGTGTTTCATCCAAAATGCGGAGTTCGGCCAACCTGGCGAATAAATCTCCCGGGGTTTGTACGCTTTCCCGTATTTGTCGGAATAGCTCTTTTTCGTAGGTGGTCTCCATATTTCAGGTTTTTTGTTATTTTTGCATCGCCCTTGATTCCATAGTCGGGGGCAGGGTTAGTAGTAATAGGTAGGAGGGCGAGGCGGACGCCCTCCGTTTTTATTTCAGCAGATCGGGGTTGTCGTGGATGTTATCACCAACTATTCCATCACACATTTCTACGGCCCAACTTAGCCCGTGCAGGTCATCTTCTTGCTCTCCGATCACACAAAAAGCCCCATCGATAAACCGTATTTCACGTATTATAGTATCGCCAAATTCAGTTACAAGTGACATTATATCCCCCTCGAAAATCTTTTTTCCGTTCTTGTCTTTCATCCCTGTGTACTGGCCGACGGTGTCCGGATCGACTTTTACCGCAGCAACAACGATGCGGCCGTCATCGTTATCCTCAATCGTGGTCTCACTCATTGCGTGGTAAATGAAGTACCTTCCCTGGTTCTCAATTAAATCTCCGTACACCCATTCCCCATTATCGAGGCGCTTGCCTCTGAAAATTATATGTCGCATGATTTTTTATTGTTTATGCCTGCGGCGTGATATTTTCAATGTGTTCTTTTGTCTTTTGATTCTGTTCAGAGATATGCTCGCCTAAATACTCGTCTACAGCACTCTCAAGCTCCTCCAGGCTGTTGTATCCATTGTAGGGGCCTTTCGTTTCTTCGGTCATCTTCTTTTATTTTTCGCCTTGCGGCGAGTTATGCGTTTATCTGTTGTGCTAGCCGGTTAAAGATTCCAGCGAATTTGGCCCACTGCTCTTTGTCTGTAATGCTGTTGGTGTATTTATGAAAGACCTTGCCTTTCTCCCAGATGATCCGAGCCTTGTCAACTCCCTGTACGAAAAATATATTCGGGTATTTCCTCCATTGCACAAGCTCTCCGGATGCTATTGAGTCGAGTATAGGAGCGGGTAATTGATCTTTTATGGATTGACACCTCGCGATCTTATCTTCCTCCCGGGCAATCGCCTGTTTTGTTTTTTCAGTGCTCTCTTCAAGGTTGCGTAGCGCGGAGTTTTGACGGTCCCATCTATCAATTGTGGTCCGTCCATTTCTCTTGTCATTGAGCGGTTGTCCGTTCGCGCGTTTCACGTCGTCAAAATGCTCTTGTAGCTTTCGGTCGAACAGTTCCTTTTTCTTTTGCAGAGAGGCTTTCAATATCTCCAGTCGTTTGGAGGTTGGTAACTCATTCATGTCGTTCTATTTTTCGCCTTGCGGCAGTTTCTTTTTCTCAATTTTCACTTTCAACCTCTGGAAGTTCCGTAACTCCCGAATAGCCCCGTCGATGGCCTTGCCGATCTCGGTGGGATCGGGTTGTTTAAGGTTTGCTCCGCGTCTCCACTTTTGGAAATAGTGAAGCTGGTCAATGATCTCTTTGACTTTCATTTTTTATCTATTCAATCGTCACCCTCACAGGGCGGCAGGTGTAACCATATTCTTTGGCCTCACTCCATAAGGCTGAATGTAAAAAACCACCACCGGTATAGAGACGTTTACTCTGATCTGCATAGATGTGTAAAGACGAGGTTAAAATTTCCCCTTCCGGATCAAACACCGCCCACATTTTGACTGTTGTGCTCATGGCTATTCGTCTGTTTTGTTTTGAATCCTATCGGGTTGGGCTCATTGTGTGTTTTTACCAACAGCCCCGAACCGGACGGGATAGTTACTTTTTTGTACCGGAATACTCCCGACTTGGTTTGGTATCGGTAGAGCTCATACCATGTATCGCCGTAAGTCGCAACCCCGATATACTCCCATTGTATGCGTTTAAATAGTCTCATCGCTAACCCTCCAATGCTTTTTCAATCAGCTTTCTGTTTTCCGAGTACTGAATCGCGAAGTCAGCATACCTACTATCCCCGGTGTGCGTGTTGTCCAGGTCTTTGAGTAGATCGTTGGTTTTCTGCAAGGCTTCCAGCAGTTCCGGGGCGGCGGCGATAAGACGGGCGTTGGCCAACGACTTGAATATTTTCTGTATAGCGACATTGGCGACTCTTGTTTCGGGTTTCTTATCTTTTTCTATTACCAGCTCTTTATACTCATGCCCATAACAACAAATCTTCCAAGGTCCCGGCGTGCCTTTAAATTGCGGTTTCATTATTCCTGTTTACGTTCGTGAAGTTTACACCAGTTTGTACTTTTGACTGCAAAAGAGCCAATTGAACATCGTAAATTCTTTTGATACACATGATGCTCATCGTAAAAATGTGTGCCACGCACTTCATCATAAGTAAAGTATTTACAATTATTGCACATTGGAGCTTTCTTATCAAATCCTTGCTCCTGCTTGATTTGGTTGACGGTCTTTTTCATCTTCTTCTCCTGTTATTAAAATAAAGCTCCTTGACTACTATATATTTTTAGGCTATTTATTCCGGATTCATAATATTCCGGGTCTTTTTCAAAGCAGATGTAGTGTCTACCAGTGTTGACACATGCTTTTGCAGTTGAGCAACTACCGGCAAATGGATCAACAACCAAATCGCCGGGATGTGTTACAAGGTTTAAAAGCCGCTCCAGTAGACGAACAGGTTTTTGAGTAGGATGGATGGTTGAATAGTGATCGCGGGGTTGTTTGATGATTGTTTTTTCGTTTTGGCCGTATTCTATTGATTGCATGACATTACAGGCGCGATCACCTGTTTTTCGATCTCCGAAAAATCTCTGCCCGTTGAGTGCATCCGAATGCTCCATGTCAGTGCGAATAATACTTTTCTCGGTACACCCAATATTAATTGCTTTCATAACCGCCGCGCTTCGATCTTCTCCGCTAAACCCTGACTGAGCAGAAATATGGTGAATATGCCTCTTGGGGGAATCGAAGGAAATTTTATTGTGCTCCAAAAAATCCTGCACGGATTTCAGAGATTTCGGATTGTGTAGTATGGCGCTCATACGTTTAATATCTTGCACAATTGCGTTAAGATCACTACGCTTCATTTCCAGATAAGGCACCTTGCAACGGTTAATCACTCCTTTGCCTTTTGTGAATATCGAGATGGTTTCATGAATGCGTGAAATCGCCATGAGAGGTGATGTGCAATAAGATTTATCCCACACGATTTCCTCTTTGAACTGAAATCCCATGTTTGCCAGCTTTGTATTCCAGCGATAAAATGAAGTTCCACGGCCAAACATCACCACAAACCCTTTAGGCTTTAGGATTCGTTTAAATTCCGAGAAAACTAAATCTTCATCGAAGGGCTGATCCAGCTTCTGGTTTTTGAGATACAAGTACGGCGGATCGGTCAACACACAATCAACACTTTCGTCCGGTATTCGCTTCAAGCCAGTTTCGCAATCTTCGTTATATGCCACATTTAAAGTCATTCTTCTCCTGTTATGCCCGAAGGCGGGTTAATCATCAAATACTTCAAGCATTCCTATTGCAAGCATAAAAAGCCCACTTATTGTTCCGACGAAGCACAAAAAACCAAACCAAAATTTCATGCCTTCTGAGACTTCGACGGTTGACTGTTGGCCGAGGAAATAACTGCATACAAGCGCCAAAGCACCAATAACAATCAATAAAATCGGTTTCATCTTCTTACTCCTTTACTCGTTCGATATAACTGGCCGCTTCTTGGGGTGTTTTCATCGCTCGTTGATTTTTTGAATGAAATTGTCCATGTAGAAACAACTATGCTCACCGCATTGCGTCGCCGTATTTGCACATTCATTCCTACTGTCGTTTCTGAAAAAGCAGCACTTTCGGTGCGCCTCCGCTGCTCTTGCTTTCAGCGCTTCGATCTTCTTCCTCTGGTCGTCGATTACCTTACGGGCCAACTCTTCACGCCTCTTGGATTCCTCCAATTCTTTGCGGTAATGGGTAACTTCCTCTTCTGTGTCCTGCTCGGCAAGCTCGACGGCTCGACGGGCTGTTGATGTGTCAATCATCCACTCTAGGCCGTCAATCAGCTCAGAGCTGTTATTGATAAATTCTTCTGCTCGTTTGCTTTTCATTTCATTATCTTTTCATAAAACACATCCAATGGGTTTTTGAGGCTTTACCGGACTTATGACCGAACAAGGGTTGTTGTCCGAAAATTTCCAACAGTTTGCTAACCGGGATTTGAACCTCATTCCATTTGAAAATTAAGATCCCGAACGGCTCAAGAACCCGCATGCATTCGTCAAAGCCTCGTTTTAGATCCGTTTCCCATGACGGGAATAATCGGCCATACTTTTGTGCGGTATAACTGTTTGCACCCAACCGGTTAAAATGCGGCGGATCGAATACTACAAGTTTGAAGGATTCATCCTAAAAAGGCATATTCCGAAAATCAGCTATCAGATCCGGATGCACTCGAACACGCCTACCGTCACATGCGATAAATTCTTCCTCCCGAATATCCATGTAAATCGCATCCGGATCTGCTTTGTCAAACCACATCATTCTACCACCACAGCAGGCATCAAGTATTTTCTTGTCGGTTGTCATCTCTCTTCATTCTGTGCCCCGGACGGGACGGTTTACAAACACTCTTTAATCCTGCCGAGAATCTCGTCATCGGACACTTGACAACCCAGTGAAAGCGTGTCGCACAGGGTGCGGCGGAATTCTCCGGGTTTGTAATTCTCGACAGGAGATGTTCCCAGGTTAATCCTGGCCGACAACTCCCTACGGATAACCTCGTCACGCAGTTCATCATCATCGATTTGGTTCAATACGTCGCCTACATAAACATCGACATCGGTATTGACTTCCACATTAATAAATTTACTCATAATTATCTGGCTTTTAATAGTTTTGCGTATCTGTCTTTCGGCGTATCCCCGATGTGGATTAATCCTGCTTCTTTCAGCCTTTCGAGCTCTTCGACCATCTCGAACCAACTGATCGAAAGTTTGTCGTAGATACTCCGAAAAACAATGTTCAGCGGCTCGATTCTTTTCTCTTTTCGCTCGGCGGTCAGTTGCTCGATAGCTTCAAGGACGGTCATTTCTCTTTGCTTTTGAAGTAGTCTAACAGTTCATCCAAACTCATCAGGAGGGTAAATCTTTCCTTGTCGTGACATCTGGTGTCGGCAACTTCGGAACAGGTGTAGTTATCTTTCATGCTTTATCTACGGCTACTTCCGTTTAGCTTAATGAAGTTGAACATCTGTTTTAATCTGTCACCAAGCATCTTCCCATACATCTCAGAAAGAGATTCAAGCGTGAAATTTCCGGTAGCGTGGGTTATGGTTCCTTTGCGGTGACGCTCAAAGAGAAGATCGATCATCGGGGTTGATTCATTGCCGTAGTCTTTGGCAACTTTGGGCTCCCGGCCTATCTCGTCAATCACGAGCGGAGTATGAAGCATTTGGCTTGTGATACCTGATTTGGCAAGGTTGTACAACTCCATGCTTGTTTTAAACAGAACCGGGCAAACCTGCAATCCTTTCGACTGGACGAACTGATTGACCAACCTTGAATAAGCGTCCATTATCAGGGATTTTCCACAACCATAGCTCCCGATCAGGGCAACTCCGAGGAATAAATTTCCAGAGAAAGATTTATCCATTGTCGAGTATTTGTAGAGTTCGAGTATGACCGGCTCGTTACTGCGGTCTATCGTGAACTCGGAATACTCCCCGCGTTCGGACATCACGAGCTCCGCAAAAGCTTTCATCAATCTGGTGAAATCTGCCGGGGAATAGTCCAAAACGATTCTCTTGCGGATGGCAGCGCGGTATTTTTCCTCACGTTGAATTTGAAGGGACTTGATAATCCCGTCAATCGAAATCAGATCCTGAGATGCGTGTTGGGATATATTTTCCATTTTTCTGAGGTTTTTGTTTGTCCAGTTGAATCTTTAGCCAGCTCACAAAGTGGCTTTTCGTGTCATGTAGGGATTTTACCGTGTCTCCTCGGATGCGAAGTTCCCCGAAGAATTTGTCGAGCCACATTCGAGCCTCCTGTGTGTTTTTCAATCCACGCTGCATAGCTACCTGATCCAACCAGATTGTCTGCGTTTGCAGTTCTTGTTGAACGATTGAGAGCTCTGAGGTGAAATCCGAGCCTTCGGATGGGAGTTGTGTTTCCCCCATACCCCCTTCTTCTTTTTCTTCTTCCTTGTATGTGTCTTTTTCTTCAAGGGTATCAATACCCTTTGGATACCCTTTCAATACCCTTTCATATAAACCGTGTTTTTGAAGAAGTGAGATGATTTTCTTATGAGGCCGGCACGATTCTGTCAATTGCCCGTATTGAAATTCTATAAAGTCCGGGATGAAATATTTGTTTGCGCCGATTTGCTCAATTCTTCCCGACAATGCCGACAAATCATCATGGGTGACCCGATCGCCTATGTAAGCTGACGCAAGCGCCCAATTAGCCGACCAAACACCCGCTTGGTCGCATTTATCGAAGATGAACCGGACAAGGCATTTATGCTTACAAGAGAGAGACATAAACCACTCTTTGTCCCACAAATCGGTATCTGTAAATCGTTTTGCCATTACTTGTATTTCTTACAATCCTTTTTGCTCTTTAAGCCTTTTAACCTCCTGCTGATAGTGCTTTATAAGCACCGCATATTCGGTCGGCCCGATTTTACTGATGTTGTGTCTTTTGATGTCCAAATAGGAAATAACCTTATCCCCGTACTTCTCGATAAGACCGTGATTATATCCGATCATATTACCTTCGTCGAGCCTATTACAACTCCTACATTGCAAATTCACGTTAGATTCATCGTAGCGTAAACTCATGTGTTTCCGGTTGACATAATGACCTGCGTCCGCATCCCTCCAAAAAACCACTTTTCCGCACGAAATACAGCGTCCGTAACCGTTGCTGTCAGAATCCCTCAGTCGGATGTATTCGCTGAAAATCCGGTCTAATTTGGCCTTGTAATTCATCATCTAACCCGATTCTCCAGAATGAACTGTTCTTTTGCAAAACTGATCTGCGTCCTCAAGTTGTCGGACTGATGCTTGCAGGTGGCATTGATTCTCTCCAGCCATTTCACTAAGCGATTTTCTTGGTCACAACAAGAATTGACAAACTTTGAAGCTATGGTGGCCGGCATCTTTAAGATCAACTTCCCTTGTTCGGCATAAACCGCATTTATAGCCCGATCCTGCAACTGCATCGCATCGGCAAGCATTTCACCCGAACGTGCCATGTAGACGTTGAGAGTTGATAGCCGCTCCATCATCTCGTTGATCTCTCCCGAACAACTGATTTCCAGATAATCCTGAATGGCTTTGGCTTCCGTTAACAATTTGTCCATCACGCAATCATCTTTAAAAGTTTACTTTTGATCTCTTCTTTGTACTTATTGGCCTTTTCAAGCTGTTTCAGGCAAAAATCAATGAAAGGCTCATCCCGTTCTACCCGAAGTACTTTAAGTGCCAAATCCGGATTCTGTACTCTCGGATCGTAGGCTATGAAATCACACCATTTTCGATTTGTCACGATCATGTTCCCCTGAATCTGGGTGTAATACCCTCGGTTCAGTTTCTTCAAATCCTCCGGTGTCTCCAATAGAAGGTACTTTACATAAATTTTCCCGCTGTAAGGACACTTGATCTCAATGATTCCATCTTCACCTACCAACCCATCCGGGGAACCACCGAAATATTCGTTATAGCGTATGAAGCCGCACAAATCGACTTTATTACCCGTTCTGGCCTCATACTGCATTCGGGCCTCGTCTTCATACTGCTGTCCCCATTTAACCTCTTTGTTGTTGAGTTCCTTGTAGTCGAGGATAGTGCCGTTGGTGATCTGCTCGGATACTTTGTCGTACACGTAATCTTTACTCGACTCGGAAAGTTTACCAGCTTCCTTGTCGGCTTTGTTTTTGGGCTCGGAGAGGAGATCGTCCAACTCCGAGCTCGTAAACATTTCCAATCTGCCCGAATACCATTCAGGAGTTCTCTGTAGCTGTTCCATGCTCTTTGGCTATATCTTTCAAACCGAAAGCGTTGTTTTCGATCTGCTGCTCGGCAAAGCTCTTTTCCTCCGGTTCGTCTTTTCTTCCCAGGGCCTTGCTGAGTAATTCGTCGTACTTGGCTTTGTCGATCTGACCCTTTAAAAGCGCGTCTTTGGCCTCTTGCTCGGTGGAAATCTCTTTCACATCAGGAACCTCCACAACATTGGGATTATCCATGTAGTCGGCCCCGTTTACCCGGATTACGGCCTGATCGCTAATGACAGCGGATTGCATCTCTACCGACATCGGGGCGTATTTCGACAGTAAAAGTTTTAGGACGGTCTTTTTGGCCATCGCATCAAAATCCGTAGCCCATTTACTGTTATTCCTGATATACTCTTTTGATGAAGAATAAGTTTGTGAGTACTTTTTTGCGTGAGCATCAATCTGCTCGACGCTGCTGTAAGACATCTTTTCAAATCCGTTTGTCAATCGGAAGTAGGCCACATAGCCGATAATCGGAAGCTGATCCCGATCCGGCAGTTTTTTAAACTTGATTTCTCCGGTTACAAGGTCTTCATCCAGATATTCGCCTTCCTTGACTTCTGCAACGTTAATAGTCTGAAATTGACCGGAACGGATGGCTAATTGAACAAAACCCTTATATCCAATCTGAAATTGAGCTTCTGTCTTGTTTTCACGGTTGTTCCTGTAAGGGATGACATAGGCAAAACCGAGGTTTGGATCTAAGGGAAGATCGAGCGCTGTGGCCTTAATGCCTGCATACATGACGCTCATCGGGTCGCACTCCTGTAAATTCTTGTTGTTTGCCACAAGAGCAGTCAAGTTATTTACAAAGCTGCTCCGCTTCTCTCCGAGCACCTGACTCAGATAATTCTGTGTCCGTGGGTCGGTGATCTTTTGATTGAAGGTTTGGAAATTGCTCATAACGTTATATTTTTTGAGGTTTGAGGGAGATTGTGGTCTCCTTTGTGGACAGGGCCGGTTCTGCCCCGGCGACAGCTTTGAATCTTACCCGCGAGAAAGGGTATTTGTCGGCTTCGTTTGTGTTGGCCCTCTCTTGCTGTACATCTCAAGGGCGCACTCCCCGCATCATTGCCTGCCACTTATCCGGGCGTCCCCGGTGGCTGCCTGTCCAATGCCGGTCTTTCCCGGTAGTCCGTCTTTTATTTGGTATTTATCCTATTTTTTATAGCTACCTTAACCTTTTCTGAGATAGGGAGATTGCGAACTTCCTGATTGCACTTTTGATGGGCCAGAACCATGTTGGAAAGATCGTTTTTACCTCCACAACTCAGGGCGATCAGGTGCTCAACAGTAATATCGTCCCCCATCTCGTTTCCACAATAGAAGCAACAGGTACCATCGCGTTCAATCAACCGTGCTTTCTCTTTCTTATAGCCAGGGTGCCGGCCCGTTTTTATTGGCGCTCCATTCCACTTTCCACCTGCCCGGAATGCTCTAATCGCTTCATCCGTGAACCTGCCATTTGTTCGTCCAGTGTTATACAGCACCCCTGTTTCCTTGCCTTTAAACCGGAGAATTTCATATTGGTTTGTCGGAGGCAATATTTCGCATCCCCTCTGAGCCAGCCAGATTTTGAACTTTTCAACGTCCATATTAATTTACTTTTGTTGCGGACAGGGCAGGATTCGAACCTGCAACTTTTTGTTTACTTAGGCTCAGAAGTCTAACTGAGTATACCCGCATAAGATTAATCAGCGCTCCTATTCTCTCCGGTCTATCCTAAACCGCAAGGAGTATTTAGGTGTTCTCGCTTAGCGTCTACCAATTCCGCCACCTGTCCAGTTGCCCGTCTTTCCGGGCTTGTCTTAATACAAAACCCACCTTCCATTAGTGGTTCGGCGCATCCAAACAAACTTCTGTAATGCCTGATCCCATACGGTTTTTAAATGGCCTCTCCGTTCTGCGCGTTTAGTACTTTTAAATTGTTTCATCTTATCGTCGTTTATGTTTACTGATTCCAGAACATTTCGTTAAAACTCGGTTCTCCAAAACCATCGATCTTCGTCCCTTTAGCGGGAAGCGGAGATTCACAGTAATAGGTTTTATATCGTGCGACTATTTTACCGTCCTTGTCTTTGCGAGCATTCCAAAACCATTTTATCGCCATCCCATCCTTTTTCAATCTTGATATGATTTTGCGAAAATCCACAGTCTGGGCCATCCGGTTATCTTGTGCGGTCGTCAGCCTGATACCCGATAATAGGGCCGCTTTGATCTTCTTTTGGGGCTCCGCTAAATAGTCCATAATACTGTCATTTTAAACCGAACTTGATTTTTATCACTTCGACAATAGCCATGTATTGCCTTTCGAATTCATTCCCTCGATGTGTCTCTTTGATTTGTTTCTCAAACTCTTCAATAGACCCCCGGAAGCATCCGCAGGTGATTTCAATTTTTCCTGATTTGGTTTTGTAGGAATGGGTGTGGCGATTAGCAGACCCGAAACAATCAAATCCACAATGTTCATTATTGTTTGACACCCAAGCATTGCCGGACACCTGAGCATTGCCGGACACCTGAGCATTGCCGGACACCCAAGCATTGCCGGACACCTGAGCATTGCCGGACACCCAAGCATTGCCGGACACCTGAGCATCGCCGGACACCTGAGCATTGCCGGACACCTGAGCATTGCCGGACACCCAAGCATTGCCGGACACCTGAGCATTGCCGGACACCCAAGCATTGCTGTACACCTGAGCATTGCCGTACACCCGAGCATTGCCGTACACCTGAGCATTGCTGTACACCTGAGCATTGCCGTACACCCGAGCATTGCCGGACACCTGAGCATTGCCGGACACCTGAGCATCGCCGGACACCTGAGCATCGCCGGACACCCAAGCATTGCCGGACACCTGAGCATTGCCGTACACCCGAGCATTGCTGTACACCTGAGCATTGCTGTACACCTGAGCATTGCCGTACACCCAAGCATTGCCGGACACCTGAGCATCGCCGGACACCTGAGCATCGCCGGACACCCAAGCATTGCCGTACACCCAAGCATTGCCGGACACCTGAGCATCGCCGGACACCTGAGCATCGCCGGACACCCAAGCATTGCCGGACACCTGAGCATTGCCGTACACCTGAGCATCGCCGGACACCCAAGCATTGCCGGACAGGTTATCTTCCTTTTCAATATATCCTCCGAGATCACCTATATTGGCATACTTGATTTTACGTGTACATTTGATTTGGAATAATTTAACGCCAAATGCGTTGATTATAAATTTGTCCGTTAACTCGAAATGCTTATCCATAGTATTGAGCGTTTTGATTGTCCTTTAAAAACTCCGCGATACTCCCGTAGGGCGGAGGGGTGACCCGGATTGCCGTCCGGATCGTAAAAAATGGTACTAACATAAACCAACATTACTAACCTAAATGAACCTAACCTGCTTTACGGTAGCAGGAACCGTTTGCTTCTGCGTAGTAGTACTCTATATCTCTTGGATCGGGTTCATAGATTCTGTACTCTTTCTCGCCTTCAGGCTTGAAGTATGCCTGCGAAAGCTGAAGATCGTAATCGCCCACATGGTTAATGTAATAGTCTGCATACACGCTGATTACACCGCCATCTTGAACGGCGGTAATCTCGCCGCAATACTCTTTCCTGAAATGCGGGTAGGGTTTACAGATCAGTGCGCTCATCTCTGATTTAAGGCATGCGGCCAACTCGCGCAACGCCGCCTCGCTGTATGTAAACTCTTGTCCTTGCATGGCTATTCTTTATATTTTGTACCCCTTAATCACTCAAACAACCTAGTCTGCCGCCCCTGTCTCACAATCCTGTCCACCCATCGGGAGTGAATGAACAGGCGTTCGACACGCTTGCTTGATTTCGTGGCAGAAAAAGTACATAGCTTGCCTATCGAATCAACCTCCACAAAGTCGTCGGGCATGGCGTATTCGCTTACGTAAACAGGAAAATCAACAGAACGAAGCCACTCGTAAAATTCCTCGTGATCGAAATCAGTGTCGTAGCCCATTGTCCCCTTGTAAGGCGGGTCGCAGTAAACCGTTGCGCCGTCGGGAATACTTATATCACGGTAATCTTTACGGAACACATCCAGTCTTTCCAGACTTTGCAGACTTTGCAGGCTTTGCAAGCTTTGCAGGCTTTCTCGTAGTTCGCTGTATGGCTTTGTCATATCCGGCAGTATTTCCTGAAGTTTTGCGTACTGTTCTGCCGTAGGGAGGAGCCATTGTGATTCCGAGAAATAGTGGCGTGCCATGTAATTACCGAGGTGATTTTTTATCTGCTTCTGTGTTTTACCACTTTTCTTCAGGGCGTCGACCATGTATTGCCGTAAATCAGCGGATTTGATCTTAAAAACCTCCTTCTTGATTTCATCAGCTGCCAGCGTTCCGTCGACATTGTAAATCGGTTCAATATCGCATTCGGAACACAATACAATAGCCTTTTGTGCCAATTCTCCGATTTCGTCTTTAACCTTAGAAAACTCCCGTATAAACCCTTTCCATTTCAATCGGGCATCATGCGGATTTCTTGCGAAAAAGACAGCATGCAGATGTTTTTTAAACCGTTCAACCTCTGGATTATACATATAATACTCACAATTATTCCCGAAACTCCACACCAAACGCACATACGGATCTGTATCTTTTAACATGAAAAAATCCTCCCGGCTGATCCACCGTTCCTCGTTGTGGTATTTCCCGTTTACGGCGTCTGTAAATAATTGCGGAATGTCTGAAATGTCATTTGCGATAAACCGATTGAATTTTCCGGACAACATGGCTGCATGAGTAACCGAGCATCCTCCGGCAAACAGATCAACAAACGCATGAGAGGCCGGAAGGTGGCTAACAATCCATTTAGCTATCGAATTTTTACTACCCTTATATGGTAAGCCGTAATTCATTTCTTCCATTTTTTTTACACCCCTTAGCGGACTCGAACCGCTACCTGCTCACACGCGCACAAAAACATCTTCAGTCAAGCAATAACCAGTTATGCGTGTTCGCCGTCTCTCTCCCGTTAGACTAAAGGGGTGGAATCTTACAATTTGTCGAGGTACTCTTTGATCGCCTCTTTATCCTCATCGCTGACTTCGTCAGAAAGAGCCAGCCGGGAAAGATTTGCCCTCAGTGGATTCAAAGCTGAATCCGGAGCAGGGCCGGGTGTGATGATAAATTCGTCGTTCATGATTTCTTCGTTTTAGGTTTTCTCTGTTTCGGTTAACATCTTTCCCTACGTGCCACCTCGTAAATCTCCTGCGGTTGATTGAACCGATCCAAGTCCGCGATATGATAGACAGGATGACATCTGCGGCGCACCTTAAATGAAATAGCCCCTGATTTCGCATACCTATCCAAAGTGGTCACACTTACCCCCAAATACTCCGCAGCTTCTTTTCGAGAATAGAATACCTTTCCCGGGCGGGGTGGGGCGGTGGGTATTTGCTTTATTCCTCGTGGCATGGCTTTATGATATTCGGGTTACTCTATATCTCGGCGGCATACTCTTAGTCTTGTAGACATTTCCCGTTATCTGTGATAACCGATAGAGAGTAGCTCGCACCGAATCGGCTTTTGCGATCTCGTAATAGACTGATCGCCCAACTTTAAGCGTCATAAGCTCTTGTCGTCTGCTCTTTCTTTTTTTCATATTATTTTAATTATATTTGGTTCGTTCGTCTATTGTTACAATGCAAAGATAAAAATATTTCTCGTTATATGCAAGAAAATAAAAGATTTTTTGATGAAAAAACCAAAAAGCACTGAAGCTGAAAGACTTATACAGGCCGTGCAAGCCCTAATAAAAACAGGAAAAGTTCGTATTTTTGCCGAAGTTGCCAAAAAAGCCGGGTATCAATCACAAGATTTCACAGACTTGAAATCTGGAAAAAAAGATTTACAAAGATTATTTCTTGATGACCTATGTAGTACACACCCTATTAATAGAGATTATGTAGTTACCGGTAAAGGTGAAATGCTCACTACCGACCCTATACCCCTGTCAGAATCAAAACCCAAACAATTAGAATTTGATTTTAACCGTTGGATGGAGAATGAAGAGAAAAAGACCGCCTACCTACAAAAGCTAATCACAACTAACAGTCAACTGTCCTCAACAAATAGCGAACTGGTTGAAATGCTCAAAGAGGCGATGTCGAAAAGCGGAAAAGGGGAGTTTCAGAATCAAATCGACGAGCTTAGCCGTCGAATAGATCGTTTTTTGGAATCCTGGAGTCAGAAGCGTGCAGAGGATGCCATATAATAAAAGGCCTGAGATTCCGAGTTTATGTTAGAATTGTAAGAGGATTGAATGCTTCTTCTCTATTGCATCGGAAAAATCCCACTCTTCTGGGTCTGCCAACTTTGTTGCAAGAAAATCAATAGCTTCATTGTATTTAGGAATGAATGCAAATTCAAACAATCCATTAATCTGATATTTAGCTGCCATAGTATATAAAATTAAAAATGGGAGACTAATATACTACTAGTCTCCCTAAATTTAGTTTTTCTCAAATCTTTTAACACGGATAACCCCGTGCGGTTCATGTTGGTTAACATTCAGAGACATTCTCGCCTCCTTGATAATCAGCCTTCCGGCTATAAATAATCAAAATTTTGTTATGCAAATATAATAAACAAATAAATAAAAAAGCAAATTCTTCTGTAATATTTTGCATACAAGGTAACCCCATTGCATACAAATATACAACGTCAATAACCACGCCATATTATATGATCTTAGAAATTAGAGTGCAATTAACTGATACTGCACCCCCACCCCCACATACGGTTTTACCCCCTCTGGCGTTAAAGCTGCCCCGGCGCTCACGCCGATCCCCCAGCGTTTCGGCCTGCCGGGAGCCCCGATCCGCTGGATAACGGTTTGTGTAACCGTCCGGGGATAGACTTCGATACTGTTTGCCTGCACATTGTAGCCCTCTACCTCCATACGATAGGTCGAATCGTCGGTAAACAGGTAACGACCGATCGGAATGGGAAGGTGAATAGGTTGCCCGTCTGCTGTATCGTGGATGGTGTCATACCGAACGATATGCACGTATTTCGGTACCGGCACTGTATCTCTGATCGTGTCGAGACGCACAACTGGCGGCAAAGTATCGTACTGTACGATCTTAACCGGGTCGCATTTCTTTATCAGTCGACCAACGAGGAAAGAGGCTAAGATTAGGACTGAAACTATAATGGCGTTTCTCATCGTATTTTGTATTCGGTAAATAAAAATGCCCGAACTTTCCGCCCGGGCATAAAAAAGGCGGTAACTTATTGGTTGCCGCCTAATCGATAGAATATCTAACAAGAAATTTATTTTAGATCAAAATCACAGTGTTCGATCAATGAGGGCTTTACCTGATTCCCCATTCGGTATAGATAGACCTGAACTCCTTCTCGTCTTACAAATTTAATAGGTGCCACAAAATCAGAATCACCGGCAATAAGCACCATTTTATCCACTACATGTTTTATTGCCATAGAAGCCATGTCGATACCAACTTTCATATCAACGCCTTTCTGGTTAAAATCAGGTTTCCATTTGGATGTTTTATGCATATCCTGTTTCCAACCAGCGAATGATAGCTCACCTTTACGGAGTGCAAACTTATCAAGTTTACATAAATCTGAAAGAAACTTGGTTTTATTGGCAAATATCGGTGATTTAGAGCAGTCAATTTTCTTTTTATGTGTGTGATCGTCAATTATGCCGGAAAAAGGATCACAGTCATAGTAAAATACCCTAAACAAAACATCTTTCGTATCGCCATTCGTTTTGTTTTCTACTTTCTCCATTGCATTGTGTACTGCAATTAATACATCGGAGGCTGTAGGGTCCTTTTTGTTTTGAGCTATAAATCTTTGCCAGAAAAACCCACCATCGATTAATACCGCAACTTTTGTTATCATAATTATTTAAATCTTAAATCAATTAAGCCACCCTTTCGAGTGGCTTAACGGCCGACCTATCGGCATCGGATTATATCGCCAGCCTACTGGCATCGGATTATCTTTTGCAAAAGTAAAGTTTAAAAATAATTTACCAAAATAATACGGAAAATTTTTCTACATGATGTATTTGCAAATATAACGCCACTCTTACGCAGAATATTATACAATGTTAATACAATAAACGACAACCAATATGTCAAAGAACTTTTAACCTGTTGAATTAGTGCCGAAGTCGGAATTCCGACCTCGGGATTTTGCAAATTATATCGTCACTCGTATTTCCGTATTTAACTTACAGCCAATATGTGATGAGCTGTTTTTGCAAATACAGAATAGTGCACTTGCAAATAACCCTATTTCTTGTACCTAATAAACAGTTCCCACGCCTGGTTATAGTCTGCGGCAGAAACTGTCGTCCCTGTTTCGACTTTAATCATCGCGCGCACGATAGGCTCCATCACCGAACGATTGGTTGTCGTCAGGCGGCTGGTGCGCGGCACCCCGGAAAGGTTCGACACCGTGGAAATGTAACTCTCCGTATCGTTCCCGTCTTCGGGAGGTGCCCACCTCCGGATCATCTTCTCGATAGTGTCACAACCGTACAGAAGGCGATAATTATTGAGCAGATGGTAGATTGCACGAATGCCCCAGGCCATCGTCCCGAAAGTCTTGAAACTTTTATCCGGCCCGGCCACCTCTCCCCGCCACACCGATCCGTCTTTGCGGATATTGCCGGGATTGTTGTTGCGAATGCCTCTTGCGTTACTCATAGTCTCGGTGGTTGTCTTTGTAGGCATGTCTGAACCGTGCATTTGTCATGTTCGGCAATCATACGCGCCTCTCGTTCGTTAAGTAATTCTATCTTCATTGCGGAAATCTTCTTGCTTAAATCGATCCATTTTTCTCTCTCGGAGTCAGCGACGCCCTGAAGCTCGACAATTTGTTTGTACGCATTGTCGAGCATTTGATCTTGCATCTTATCATGTTTTTCATCCAAGTCGAGTTCTATACTCTCTGCTTCCGCTTTTCGCTTGCGCCGTTCGTAACGGTAATAAATAAATTGAACACCCCAGCCGGTACCGAATACCGTAGCCAAGATTGCCAATAATGTCTCCATGGTTTCAAATATTGTCCCGGCTGGGAAAATTGCCGGAAAGTTATCCGATCATCACGATGGCCCACATGACCAGCGCGCCGGCCGTCACGGGCACAAAGTCTTTCCAGAACTTCGGCTCAACGTAGTTACCGTTCTTGTCCTTGTACTCCTTACCGGAGGTTTGTTTGATCCCGGCCCACGCAATCGCTACTATCAGCGCAGGAAAGAACGAGAACATGCCCATGTTCAGGATTACTCCGCAGATTGCAGTCACCACCATCCCGATGATGATCTGCCAAAGGTTTGATTTTGTCATTGTTTGAAAGATTAATGATTATTTGGTGTAGGCTGCCCATACTTCATAAGACCAATTAACAGTAGTAGGAGAACCTGTTCCACCATACCACGCTGCTACTGTTACCGATCCTGTTGATAGGTTATATTGTAAATCCGATATACGTGTTATATCTCCAGTATTTTGATTCCATTGAGAACTACCTAACCCCACTGAATTAGATTGCGATCCGTAAAGAAACAAGGTGCCGCCTTTCATTAATATAGCAGACAACCCCTCAATTGTGGTAAGGTTTTTAGTGACCCCGGTAAATTCCCCCGTCCATCTTTGCGCATAAACTTGTTTTCCGTTATACGTCCAGCCTGAAATCGCAACCTCTCCGGAGGCAGGAATATTCAATCCACCGCCTGAAAGTCCATCCAGCTTGGTTTTGTCAGCCGCCGACATCAACCCTGCTTTGGAAGTGGTCGCATTGCCGAGGTTGCCCGAATCCCAAACCCGATTACCGTTTGAAAAGATAGGGCCAGCTTTAAGGGGTTTGTAAGTTCCGGGAGTTTGTTCTGAACCATTCAGGAGATGCACTGTCCCGTTTTCATCCATCACAAACTGTGAATAGTTCACGCCGG